TTATAAAAGTATTAGTGACTTTAGCCATATAAATTTATGATTTTATCCATTTGGATTTACCTCTCATTACTTGGGTAAATTCATCTAGCTTAATATTTGATAGTCTTATTTTAGCGTTTCTTAGTTTAGCAGATTTTTCTCTGCTCAGTCTATTTACTATATATTCTGGTTGATTTGATCTTGTAGATATTATAGCGTGGCTTATATACGCATACATTGCCTCCTCGGCCATTTTAGGCACCCTAGTGTCACTATCTAAAGCTAAACCATCTGATATATAGTTAAGTATAATTAAACGATCGCTAAGGTCGCTAGAAAAGCTAAACTTGTTTTCTCTATCATTAATAGTAAACCAACCATTTACTTGAGAAACTTCTGGTTGTAAACCGTATTGACCACCTAAAATTCCAAAACCATTATCAAAACCATTGTTATATATAGTATCTAAATAAGTGTTATTTATTTCTTTATTTATTTCTTTTAAGTTGTTATCACTCCATCTTTTTTCTATTTGAGAAGTACCTTTTAAGTTGTTGTCAAAATTTGATTGAGTAGGAATACCATCACTGTCTTGTAAAGGTATTGAATATGGATTACTAGTTAATGTTGTTGGATATATTATGTGTTTTATACCGGCTTTGTCAACCCAGTGTATATCAACATAATTAACGTAATCTTGAGGCATTGGAACACTAAGACTTAATGGTATTGTTAATTCTTGTGATTTAATGCTTTTAAGCGTGTCGTAGCTAAACTCTTGCAAAGCTCTTTTAGCGAAGAATAATACGTCACTTTTCTTTACTTTATTTACTAACTTGCCATCTCCTACATAACCTACCATGTAGTTATCTATAACGTCGTTTAATTTAATATATGAGTATGAACCCCAGTTTTCTTCTACGGTAGAACCATAAGCGTCTTTATTGCCATAATTACCACCTTCAGTTGATTTTAACTGTACTACAACACTTGTGTTTGCTGCTAAACTACCTGTTATTGTAATAACGTTATTAGCCACTGTATAAGCTGAAGTGTATTCAGTATATGTAGCAACACCAGCAGCTGCTGTGTATAATTTAAAATTATTTAAAGCGTAATTTGTTTCTAGAGGATTATAATTACCAAAAACTAAATTAGTGTCAAATGTGCATGTAAATGTTTGGCCAGCTCCAGCCGAACCCGATGACATAAAACCTTGTGATCCAGCGTAATATTGTCTATTGTTTTCAGTTATTAGTGCCATTTATTAACGTTTTAAGTTTATTTCTTCTTGCTGTGAAGCTTGCGCTGCAGCTTGTACTATTTGTGGGTCATTAATTATTATACCCACATATTTTAATATATTAATTACTAAATTGTTTTGCTCTGAAACATCTAGCTCAAAGTCTACTGAGGTAGCTGAATTATATACATACTGACCTAGTGAACCTACTGTAAAGCCCCAAGAAGGATCAGTTGGCTTAAATAAGCAGTTTACTTTTAAAGTTGTTGTAGCTGAAGCTGGAGACACTTCGATTAATAATTGTGGGGTTGTAGCCGGCGCGATTGCAGCGGCTGTTTGTGTTGTGAAGCAAATAGGATGTTCAGCGGTTGGCTTAGTTAGCTTTGACCTTGTTATTTCTGTGTAATCACTTTTGCTTGTTAATTGTACAACTGACTCTATATTAGACGGTTGCCCTGTTTGCGAAGCTGGAGTTTTTGCAATAATTTCTCCTAGCTTGTATATTTTTTTAGTACCAGTATATATAAAACCTAAGTTTGTACCGTTCCAGGTAAAATCTGTTTCTTTTTCAAAAGGAAATAGCTTGTATGATATATCTTTAAACATATCAAAAAACTCTGTATCGTTTTGTCTGTTACTTTGATTTAAGCGGTTTACCTGGTTTCCATCAGGAAAGTAAGAATCAAAAATATCATTTTGAACTTGCACAGCAAGACTATTAAACTCAGCCGGTGGAATATATCCCCGCTGTTCTTTATTCAGTATAAATAATACTGTAGTATATACTGTGTTTATATTTACCGCCATTTGTTTTTATTTTTTTAAAATAATAGTTAGGCCACTCGTAAAGAGTGACCAGACTACTATATAGTATTACATGTTATTTTATCATTTTCTCCACAGATCTGTAAACTTCTACACCTTCATCTGTTTTGAAAAACGCTGCCATAGCTGAATATGGATTCTCATCAAAAGGAACTGTCATAAGTTTTCTATTATTAGAGCCCCAATGAAACGTTCTTTGATCTTGAGATATTTTTATTATTCCCATTTCTACAGCTTTAATAGCAATATTTCTAAGACCTACGTTTTCGTCATTTGCTAAGTTTATAAATAAACCAGGATTTTCTTTTGCCATCATCATAAGATCTCTTTTTATTTCTGACGACTTCATTGAAGAAACTTTAGAACCTTGTTCAACTCTAACGATAGCTTCAGCTTGCTCTATATCCATATCTCTTGCGGCATTTAAAGCATCTATTTGAAGATCTATATCATCTAATTCTTCAACTGCTTCTTGTGAAGAATCAAATTCAACAAACTTTTTTCCTATTAACGGATGATATAAAGATAAAAGCTTTTGTAGATTTTGTTTTTCTTTTTCTACGTTTAATACTCCATCTCTAAAAACAATATGACCTAAAGTAGATTCACCTTTTTGTTCTTCTACAAAAGGTGAGTTTTGGTTTGTAGCATATCTTAATTCTTTTTGTTCTCCTTTTTCTTCATCAAACCACAAAAGAGGATATCTCGCGCTGTGCTTAGATGGCATTGTGTGTGTTAAAGGAGAGTCATTTCCTATTAAAATATAAGTTCTATCTTTTATTTCCCAAGAAGGTTTTTTAATTCTTGGTGTTTCTACCACTACTGGTGGCGTTGGTAATTCCTGAGGAGCAACCTCAACTTTTTTAGCTGTAGCTTTTTTAGCCATGATATAATATAATTAAATAGTTTTTAAAAGAGTAAAGATTACCCCCACCATAAGGCAGGGGTAAAAATTACTATGATTGCTTATTATTAAGCTGCGTTAAACAATACGAAATTGTTAGCCGCTTGAGTAACAAGACATCTTTCAGAAAGGAAATGAACTTCCATTCCATCAAGATCGCTGTTGAAAGCTCCACCTGCAGATCCAATGATCCAAGACTTCATTCGACGGTCATCAGCTTGAGAAGCACGATAACGTACGTGTAAGAAAGGTCGTCGGATATTAGTTCCTAAAGTTTGGTCATAAACAGTAGAAGTTCCAGCAGGAACTAAAACACCGTCTATACTTGGCTTAGCCATTCCACCACGAGTAGAAGCATCGTTAAGATATTTCCAATCAGTCTTGTAGAAATCATAAGAACCTCTTCGGAAACCACTGAAACCTAAGTTTAAAGCCATTTCTTCAGAATTTTCAAATAATCCATAAGCTGTTCCTCCTTGAGCTCCAGCTGAGATGTTAGCAAGCATGTCGTCGATATCTAAAGACATTGCTCTGTTTAAGAAAAGCATGTTCTCTTCAATAGCGCCCTGAGTGTCAAGGTTTTTAAGGATGTTATCAAAAGTAGCTAATTGATCTGCTTCTTTTGTAGCTCCTGTAAGACCTGCAAATCCAGTAACAACGTTTCCGCGTGACTTAATAGCTGCAAAAAGACCTTCAGTACCGTCAGGCACTGCTGCGTTTGCAGTTCCAGCTAGTTTTTTCTCACCTTCAATAACGGCCATTTCTAAATGATCTTCAAAACGTAGTCGTGTCTCAGACTCAGCTTTTAAATACCAAAGATAACCGCTAGCTCCATCTTCAGTAGCTACTTCAACCCAACCAATCTGAGCCATGTCAGATCCGTTAATAGCGTACTTATCTCTTATGATAATTGGCTTGTTGTTGTATTGAGTGAACTGAGGAGTAACTGTGTGACGCGTGAAATCAAAAGAACCTTTTTTGTATTCAGAACCATAAACAAAAATCTTAAGACCTGTTTTTCCTGCTAAATCAGGCTCTGAAGCTTTTGTTGAATCAAGAGTAGCTTGAGTGTAAGGCTTAACATCTATTGTGTAAACTCCTGACGTTCCCGAGCTTGTTCCTGCAATAAGAGCTGCTGGTCCAGAAACAAAACACTTAAGTTCTTCACCAGTTGCTGGATTCATAACTACAATAGTGTCTCTTTCTGAGATAACACCTTGCTTATCAGCTGTTTGAGTAAACTTAACAGCTGTTCCATCTGCAAGAGATTCAACACCGTCATAAGAGATGTGTAATCTGTTTTGCTCAGACCAAACAACTTGGTCAGATGTCATTGGCATTTCAGCGCCAACCATTCTTAAGAAGCCTGAAAGAGTTCTGTTTCCATAACGCTCTACTTCTTGTTCGTAAATCTCTGGAAGATACTGCTGGGCGAAATCATTCGTTCCGTCAGTAAAATTCAGGTAGTTCGACGCTAAAGTTTGTTGCTTTTGCGACGGTAATAAAGAGCCAAATACTGGGCTCACTGCAATTGCTGCCATAATTATTAATTTTTAAATTTTAATTTTCTTAATTGTTAATCTTGAAGAATCATTTGTTTCGTTACCAAGAACTTTTACTTTTATCCCATCTTTAAAACCACCTGTTTGAGCTGTTGCTCTAGGTTCTAAGCTTGGGTTTTTAGATCCGTCAACTACCTCTCGGACTGCGTCGGCTTTTCCTTGTTCGTAAAAATGATTAGCAATAGTATCTACGTTTTCAGCAGCGTAAATAGCCTTATGATAACCACTCGTATTTGTTACATTACCTTTATTGTCTAAGAACTTCCCGACAAGGTTTGTAATATTTGATTGTTTATCAACTAATTTACTAGGGTCTTGAACACCATATCTAAATTTCTTATCTCCTACGTTGAAATCAAAACCTTTGAAATCTTTTTCGAAATAATCTTTAGTTTGTTGTTTAAATTCTCCATGTTGCTTTTTAGCAGTTTCCTGATCCTTCGTGTAGCGGTTGAAAAAGTCCGTAGCTTTTTTTTGCTCTTGAGTAACGCCGGGTCTCAACTTGATATCGTCGTAGTATTTACTCTTAGAGGTTTCTAAAAAGTTTTTGGCTTTTGCAACTTCTTCTTTCATTGCGAGTTTCTTTTTGCGGATGTCTCGCTCCTCTTCTAATTCTTCGTCATACGAAAAAGTATCTTCCATTAAAAATTCTACTTCATCGTTATCTAAATGCGGTTTAGTTTGTTTGTAATATTCTCTTAACAATGTATTATTGTCAACGTTAGAATAATCAGCATTAAGCCGCACGTAATCTTCAATGTTTCCACCTGTGTCTTCCATAAAAGAAACAAGCTTTTCAATATTTTCTGGTAAAGGTCTACCTGTTGTTTCAGCTTGTTTTTTAGCTTCTTCAACTTCTTGCTTTACTTCTTTTACCTCTTCTTCGGTTATTTCTTCAAGAACTGGTTTTTCATCTTGAACGGTTTCCCGTACGTCTTCAACCACTTCTTCGCTACTTGAACTGTCTTTTTGTTCTTCGACAGTAGCATTGCTTGCATCTGTTTCTCCGATTTGAATGGCATCGTCTTCTTTTTTATCTTCTGTAGGTATAACTACTTTAGTTACCTCTTCTTGTTTAACCTCATCTTTAGGTTGTGATAAATCAACTTTTACAACTTCTTCAGTTTTATTTAGTTTTTTCATCTTAGGCTTAGACTTTTTAATTTTAAAGTCGCCTTCTTGCTTTACTGTTTCTGACATAATATAATATAATTAAATAAATAAAAAGTTTATTCCGGGCTTATGTTGCCTAAAGTAAACCCACTTAAATCATCATTACCATCTGACTCAAAGTTTTTTGGTAACAAATCATTTTTTCTTTGATCAATCATTTGAGATTGTTGAGTTCCCGCTATTCTTGTTCTTTGATCTTTTCTATCTTCTATTTCTTTTTCTCTTTGTGTTTCAACACCAGCTCTAGCTTTTGCTAATTCCATTTGATATTCAAATTCAGTAGCCATAAGCTCTCTTTTAATTTGAGCTTCGCTTTGCATTCGTTGTATTTCAAACTGAGACTTAGCTTGTTCTATACTAACTTTTTCTTGAGTTAAAGCTTGTTGCTTTTGCACCTCAGACATAGCTGCAGCTTCTGAAGCTTGTGCATTAGCTTGAGCTTGTGCTTGAATATTCTGTTGAGCAGCCTGTTGTTCTCTTTCTATTTTTTGAGTTTGTCTAAGCTTAATGTATTGATTAGCTAATTTAGTATTTTTAATTTCCCTTATATCTATAGCGTCTGATAAAGCTATTGCTCCAGTTTGCAAGGCCATTTGTACATTTTGCTCTAGTTTAGCTCTTTCTTCTTCTTCAGGCTCTAACTCTAAATAAATACCAAAATCGTGTATTTGAAGATTAATTAATTCTTCTAAAGTTTTAGTGTTAAAAGTGCTAATAGAGTTCATTAAAGCTTCTTTGTTTAATGGATGTTGAATTATATCAGCTGTTTTTAAACTTATATTTTCACAAGTTCTTAATCCTATAAACAATAAAGAATCTAACAAGTGTCTAGTTGCAACGTTAGAAGCATTTGCTGCCATTTTTTGTAAACCAACTAAAGAATCCTTGTCTGGCATACTACCATCTCTAGCTTCATTAAGTCCAGTTACATCTCGTATCATTTGTAAATAATATTGATACGTTCCTATTAAGCTTTGAATTTTAGCTTGACCAGATGACGAAGATAATTCTGAAATAGGCACTTTACCAGCGTTTATACTACCATCTTGTGTTAATGATCTACCAACTATAGAACCTGTTTGGAAATACATGTTTAAAGCTTCTGCCGGGTTGTAATTAGTTCCATTACCTAAATCAACTTCAGCTAAGCCATCCATATCTAGGAAAACACCATCAGGTACTATTCTCGACATGACCTGTTGTAGCTTAAGATGAGTTAGCTGTATCATATCTGCAAATCCTGTTATTTTACTAACTAAAGATTCTATTCTACCCTTATACATTCTAGGTGCAGATATACAATAGTTCATTTCAACTTTAGTTGTGTCTGCGTATGGCCTAGTCATATTTTCAGCAAGCTTCCACTCGAGCATATAATTATTGCCCAAAACTTTTGCTCCAGTATATAAAACTTCAATTGTTCTTGTTACCACGTCAAAATTATCACTAGGCGGTGGATTAAAACTATCGTCTTTTAATAAAGCTTTTTCAAGACCTTGGTCTGTTTTCTTTATTTTAAACACTTGGTTGTGATATGTTTTGTATTCAAAATACATTACCTGAACTGTGTTTTCATCATAATTACCCCAACCAGTTATGTACTGAGAGTTACCAGGCATTTGTTGTATTTTAAGTAGCTCTTTTTCAGGTATGTTTGGAAATTGTTTTTTTAATTCGGGTATTGTTATAGCTTTTACTTCGCCTACATAATATATATCCTCAAAATTAGGATCTTCTGTATATGAATAAACCATATAAGCTGGATCAACATAATCAACTTTAATACCTTCCGTTTTGTTAAATCTTGTTTTTGATGCAGCAATACCTAAAACAGCTAAGTCGTAAGCTAGTCTACGCTTTGTTTCTTCGTATTTATTTTTTGCTAAAACGTTATTTATTACTTCTTCTTCAGCTATTTCAATTTGCTGCTTGTAGTTCATTTGCATATACAAGTCTAATTCTTCTTGACTAGCTGGTAGTTCTTCTGGGTTTGAGGTCTTAAAAAAGTCTAATCCTAATTTGTTTTTAAAATCATCTAATATGTCTCTTGTATTTATATCTCTTAATAGAGCCTCTGCATATTTACTTTTTTCTCTAGTAGAGTAAGGATCTTGAGCTATTGTTACAATGTCATAAGATTTATTTGACATACCATTTACAACAATATCTATAAACTTAGATATAACATTAACAGGTTTCCAGTCTAGGTTTAAATAAGATAAATCACCATTAATTGACATTTCATCTTTATATTTAGCTACTGATTGTTCTCCTCTAGCATATAACCTTAATTGATGAAAGTTACTATAAACTTTATTATATCTATTGTTTGATCTTCCTTCTTGAAACCATTCCCTTTCTATAGCTCTACCTACTTGAATACCGTAGTCTAAGCTTGCTTTTTCTTCATCACTAACCACTTGGCTAGGAAAAGAGCTGTTTGTATTAGTTTGGATCCTCATTTATTAAAGTATTTTTGAAATGTTTCCACTATTGTTATATTTTTTTATACCTAAATCTACAGGCTTACGTTCCTTTTTTGCAACAGGTATATATCTGTTTTTATTACAAGCCATCAAGGCTAGTCCAGAACTTATAGATGCGTCATGCTTTGTTCGATTGTTAACATTAAACTTAGCCCAATCATTTAAAGTTCTTTGAAAATACATATCTCCGTATCCAGTTTCCAGTATACCAACATGTGTATTTATATATGTTTCTATAGCAGCTGCGTGAGCT